GGCGGCGGCGGCAACTAATAAGTACGATTACTTCGCTGACGAACTGCTCCGCATTTTGAAGGAGCACCAATAATGGAAATGAAACTTAAAATTCGCGGGCGCGTTGCTACTGTGGGCACGTATGATTGGTGCATGGGATTCCTTATGGCGAGATGGGGTTGGGTGCCAATGCGGTTCGCAGGCTTGTTGAAAGTGGAGTTGGATGCATCATGAAACATAAACCGTTACCTAAGTGGCCTTGGGACTGGGCGAAGTTTTATAGGTGGAGGAATACGCAATGCCCTAGAATAATTGAACAACCGGGCAGGGTGTCAAAAGAGTTTACGGCGAAGCTTAATTATTTTATACAGAGGAGGCACGTAAGTGGGGATATACCGTCTATACAGTAACGGGCGCAATGGAATGCAAACACTCCAGTTTCGTACAGTCGCAGGCCGTAGGCGTTTTCTCGTCAAACAACGTACCGAAGCCCTGAAGCGTAAAGCTCAAATTCTTTACAAGGGTACGGAATATCTCCGAATCTATAACAATTGCGTCTTATATCAGGAATATGATATAAAGGCGCGACCCGTCGATCATAAACAAGTAGCAGAAAGGTTATTTAAAAATGCCGGTTGATCAAACTAAGGTACACAGCACGATTGTGGCCACGACGAAGTTATTACTGGATGCGGGGATCACAGGGGAGGAGTACCTATTGGTGCTGCAGACGCTTGTCGCTCACGTGCTGGTGGCTAACGATCTTGGTGTAAAGCGTATATGGTTGGCAAATCTTAATGCAGATGTTCGGGCGCGGCGTATCGCACAGCTCGAAGCGAGAAAGGTAGCGAATTAATGAAAATATATGCAGTGAGCGGGGTACTCGTGCTGTTATCTTTTGCCCTTGGCTGGTGCGGTAATGGGTATTTCATTTATCGTCAGATCGTTGGTAGCATGGAGTGGGCGATACAGATGCCGTTGGTGAAGAAATGAACACCACTGATGGAGATGCGGAGAGGGCTTTGGAAATTCTATGTGAGTACGCTTTTAGCGGCTATGGCCCCAGAACGCAAAGTCGCTGCACGCCGCAAGAGGTTCAAAAAGCTATTGAGACCATCCGCACCGCCCTTCAATCAACCCGAAAACCTCCTGAATGTGCGCTTCATTGCATCCATGAAAAAGCATGCGATGCTATCACTGAAACGCTTAAAGAAAAGCTTGCTGATTGGGCGGCAGAAAAGAAAAACCTTGAACGCAGAATCACAGAGAGAAATACTGCGCTTGCAAAATATCAAGTCGCGTTGGATAAGGAGATCAAGGCGTCCAGCCTTCCAGCCGACACCATCAATATCAAGAGGGAGGTGTTGCAGGGGGTGAGGAAGCTCTTGGATCGCACATACGATTTTACGAGCGATAAGTTTTCGGAGCATTTTCATCCTGATTTAGCTGATAATGTGAAAGCCGTACTCGCCAGCCTCGATGCAGTTTTGGTGGAGGGGGAGTAGATGGTGAAAAAATACGATCACGCGGATGATGCATTGTACCTATCGAAAAAAGAGCCTGTCGAGCCTTTCGGCGGCATGACATATGAAGAACGTGATTTCTGGATTGCGCTAGGCAAAAAGATACGCGATACAAGGCGCGGACTGAATATTCACCAGCGTCTTCCGCATGACCGAAGAACGCAGCGCATGACGCAGAATGACCTTGCTGAAAAGTTAGGGGTTTCCCGCGCAACAATAGCCAACACTGAAATCGGCAGACAGCGAATTGACGTTTGGCAGCTACTTCAAATCGAGAAAATCATAGGAGTTTTAAAATGACCGACAAGCGCAAGGATGAGATTCTCAATCAAGGGGATGATGTAGTCGAGCGTTTAAAAGATGCGGCGAATAGGATGCTAGATGGCGATATAATAGGCCATAACTTATCTGTTTTCGCCACGGATATTTTAACTATTATCAATCGCGCCGACCTCTCCCCGCCTTTGCCGGATGATGTTGCTGAGGCTATTCATACCGTAAACAGCTATGACAGAAAATCAGTTGAATTTACAAGAGCACTCGAAACCCTTATCAATAAGGCCAGCACACCGTCAGCAGAGGTTGAGTACTGGAAAGATAAATGTTACACCGCTGAAAGTGATGCAGAAATTCACGCGCAGTGCCATGACAAGGTTTTTGACGAAAAGAAAGCATTGGAAGCAGAGGTTAGGGGGTTGAGGGATTGCATACAGGCATGGCGCGACCATCTATCAGGCTATAAAGCCATTACCACCGATATTGATCTTGGCATTGCCGTTGACGTTGTAATAACTGGCATGGACGAAGCCCTAAACCACACCGGAGGGAAGTGAGATTAAAATGAAATCAGCCAACGGTTTGTATGGGGAGGAAATATGAATAAATTTCAAATCGGACAACAGGTCCAAAAGATCAAGGGATATAAATTTCCCGGCGTCGTAATTGGTGTTTGTAAGAAGACTGATGGGCGTGTGCTGTATTGCGTTGAGTGTACGGCAGAGGGCGCAGCGGGTATGTGTCACATATTCGGAGAAGCAGATTTGGAGGTAACAAATGACCACGGCTAATGTCCCTGATGCTGAGTTCTTAAAACAGCTTTGCTTGTACGGATCAAATAAGGCAATTGCTAACGCAATGGGTCTTGACGTTCAGCAGGTTAAACACCGTATCAAGTGTCTAATCAAAAATACCAACAGCAAGAACAGAACGTTGCTAGCAGTATATGCGGTGCGCAATGCCCTCGACAAGTGAGTTGCGATACGCGGTTGATAATCATCTGCGACAAATACTCGGCGACAAGTGGGGTTACGCGTATGCTAATGAATTTTGCGATGGGTTGCTCTTGCGTCTCATTCAGCCCAACGCGAATGTTAAAATCCACCTGTGGTTAAACACTGATGGGACGACGCAAGTCAACATTGACATTGGCGCGCGCAATGGATACACTGTTGACGTTACGGATGATCCCCTCATGGCAATAGGAAAGCGGCTCAATGAAGAATTGGTATGTGATACAAACTCACATGAAGATGGAACAGACGGCAAAGGTTAATCTAATCAAACAAGGTTTCGAAGTTTTTTTCCCGCAGTATGTGAAGCAGCATAAGAAGGGCGAATTATTGCTGCCCCTATTCTCTGGTTATCTATTCGTGCGGTTTGATGTTACTGCGTGCCGTTGGCAGAGTATACATTCTACGATAGGGGTTTCGCGCATTCTCGGCTACGGGATTGATACGACTGTGCCCGCGCCTGTAAGGGACAGGGCTGTGAGTAGTTTACAGTCGTTTGCTGATGAAGCGGGGATAATCGACATGCAAAGAGCGTTCCCCGCCCCTGACCATAGCTATCAGCAGGGGGAGGCGGTTAAGATTGTAGCGGGAATGTTTGCGGGACATGATGCAACATATTGGAATGGTTCGATAAAAGGCGCTCATGTAATTTTGTCCTTGTTAAACCGCCCAGTCCGTGTTATCTTGCGAAATGAAGAGATCACACGATAAGATAGTAACCTATCAAATTGAGATGCCAAAAGAAAATAGGGTTCAGTAACAGTGCGGTAGCTTTATTCAGGATTGCAAAATGCAAGCGAAAAACAAGATAGGTCATGTTTGTAAAAGGTCAAAGCGGTAATCCAGCGGGTAAGCTGCCCGGCACAAAACACGTTAAGACCGTGGACTTTCGTGCTGCGGTTCAGATGCTCATAGATAAGAAGTCGGAGAAGCTAGACAAGTGGATTGATCGTATCGCCGTAAAGAATCCAGCTCGTGCTGTTGAGTGCATTGTCGCTCTGGCCGAGTTCTCGACACCAAAGCTTTCACGAGTAACACATACAGGGGACGTTGACGCACCAGTTTTCTTTAGTCAGGTGAAGGACGATATCCCAGATGCCCCAATACCTCCCCCAACCGAAACCGATTAGCGAGTTAATCGGTAAGGCCTTTTATGACAGTCACAGTTACCTTAGAAATAAGGTGTACGATGAGTTCTGGGAGGCAGGCGGTCGGGGATCGCTCAAGTCATCTTGGGCTGCGCTAGAACAAGTTATCGGCGTAGTTGCTGACCCGCAGGCTAATGCCATTGCGTTTCGTAAGGTTGGCGATACAGTATCAGATTCAATAAAGCCCACGTTTATTTGGGCTATTCGCGCGTTAGCGTGGGAGCCGTGGTGGCATGTACCTAAGTCAGGACATACGCTGACATTCATACCCACCGGCCAGCAAATACTAATGCGCGGCCTTGACGATCCCATGAAGATCAAGTCAATCAAGCCCCGTAAAGGGTATTTCAAATACCTTTGGCTTGAAGAGGGCGCGGAATACGATAGCCTTGAAGAAATTGAGTCGGTTACACAGTCGGTACTGCGTGGTGGTCCTGAGTTTGTTCAGATCGTCACATACAACCCGCCAGTCGAGCCGAAGCATTGGATAAACGTTGCGGCTCTCCCAGAGAATCGACCGCCAAACCGCAGCGTCCACTTTTCATGCTACACGGATGCGCCTCCTGAGTGGTTAGGTCCAAAGTTTCTGCAAGATGCGGAAACGATGAAGCGCAAGAAGCCTGATAAATACGCGAATGTTTATCTCGGCAAGAGCATTGGGCGTTCTGAGGCTATCATCTTCTCAGGATACTACCGCAGCGATACGTTTGAGGTTAGCAAGCGGCTAGTTCCTGGCGGGGCGCCGAGATACTTTATAGGGCGCGACGAAGTTGAAGGACCATACTTCGGCGGTGACTTTGGCTTCTCGCAAGATCCAAGCACGCTAGTCAAGTGTTGGCGCAGCATTGACGGTCGCCGCATTTATATTGAGTATGCGGAGTTTGGTCGTCAGATAAAGAACAACGCTTTCCCGGCTTTCTATGGTCGAGTGCCTGGCAGCAAAGAAAATATGATCTATGCTGACTGCGCCCGTCCCGAAACGATTGTCCACATTGCAGACCTTGGTTATATAATCAGTGGCGCAGAGAAGTGGAAGGGTTCGATAGAAGACGGCATCGAGTGGTTGACTGACCATGAGATCATTATTCATGATCGCTGCGATGAGTTACTAGACGAGGCGGTTACGTATTGCTACAAGATTGACCGTCACACCAAAGAAGTGACAAGCGATATTATAGACAAGAACAATCATGGCTGGGATGCGGTGCGTTATGCCTTCTTCCCGCTGATACAACAAGCGCCTAAAGGAATAATGGATGTCGATTTTCTCGCGGAAGGAGCCTCAGATACAGTCGACCCAGAGCTCGTCCACGATCAGTACAGCTCCGAAGACGACTTTCTTATCTGACGTACTGGACGGCTATGAAAAAACAAATTGGGTGAGTGATGAGACAGCTTCTATCTTTGCGCGTCAATTTACCGATCCTAGCAACTCCCTGTCCACCGCGGGCATCGCAATGGACCAGTCGATCCAAGAAGTTAAACGGTTCGCAAGCACGACCGGACAAATACCCGCACAAACATTGTCTTGGTATTCACAGTACGGCTTTATCGGTTGGCAGATATGCGCGATCTTGTCGCAGCAATGGCTCATTGATAAAGCTATTCGTATGCCGGGCTTGGATGCGGTGCGTAATGGTTTTATTCGCACGACTGATGAAGATGCCACGGATGACGATGCCATCAAGAAGCTGGCGAAGCTCGACAAGAAGTTTCATCTGAAGAAGAATCTTCATGAGCATATTCGGTTTGCTCGCATGTTTGGTATTCGGCACACGTTGTTCTTGTATGATGGTGTCGATTATGCGTTGCCGTTTAACCCAGACGGGATTAAAAAGGGCAGCTACCGTGGTATGGTGCAGATTGACCCGTATTGGTTGGCGCCTGAGCTTGACATGGAGGATTCAGCGAGTCTTCTGAGCCAACACTTTTACGAACCAACGTATTGGAATATCAATGGTCGCAGGTATCACAGGTCACACTTCATCATCAGCCGCAACGGCGCTGATCTCCCGGACATCCTCAAGCCTGCGTACTACTACGGTGGTATACCGACAACGCAGCTCATCTATGAACGAGTATACGCTGCCGAGCGTGTCGCTAATGAGTCCCCAATGCTCGCAATGTCCAAACGACTCTTCGCATTGCGAACCGACCTTACCAAAGCTGCCGGCAACCTAGCACAGTTCAAAGCGAAGATTCGGCAATGGTCGGATTTCATGCAGAACTTTGGCATCAAGGTTATCGGGCAGGGCGAAGAGATTCAACTGCATGATACGTCGCTTGCTGACCTTGAGAGCGTCATACGCAATCAGTACGAGTTGGTTGCAGCAGCGGCGCATGTCCCCGCGTCAAAACTGTTGGGCACTTCGCCAACGGGAGGGCTAGGAAATACGGGGCAGTACGAGATTGATAGCTACCACGAGTTTCTTGAGACGATACAAGATGAGGCGCTCACGCCCCTGATCGAACGCCACACCACCTGCTGCCAGCGCAGTGAAGGCATCTCGATAGACACCGAATACGATATTGAATGGAATGCACTTGACGTACTTGGCGAGGAAGAACAGGCGAATGTTGACAAGACGAAAGCAGACACCGCAAACGTTTATTCTCAGATTGGTGCGATTAATGGAATGGATGTACGGACCAAGTTGATTGAAGATCCCAAGTCAGGGTACAACAACCTGAAAGATATTGAATTGCCTGACCTCGAAGAAGAATTGCAGCAAGACCAAGAGATGCAAGAGCAGGGCATGGAAGATAACAAGGACAAAAAAGAATGATGCCATACTGGATTTTACTCGTCCCCTACTGCGCCGCTGCGTTTGGTATTCACGGCGGTGAGCTTGTTACGGGCGTTAATCGGCAATTGAGGAACCTTATATGTGCTTTACCGTTTGGACTTGTATCGTGGTTTGTCTTCTCGCATCTGCCGTTGGAACTGCGCTCATCATTAGTTTTATTCTTTGGCGCTGCGGCGTATTTAGGAGCGAACATGGGTTTCGACAATCATCCCCTGTGGTTAAAAGGGCTGGTAACGTTTCCCCCGCTGGGAGCGATACTTCTGCCCTTGGCCTATTCGATGGAGACGACGGCGTCTAATCAGGAGTACCTATCTGGTTTCTTTTACGGAGTGGCATTGTGTTTCATAGTAATAAGCCTGTAGAGATCGGTCTCGTTGCGGCGACGCGCCACTTGCTTGCACGCCCGCCGGAAGAGTTTATTGAGTATGACCGCCCGCTAGGCAAGAGATTAGGTCCTACGTTGTTTCTGAAGCAGCACACGTCCACGACTGAGTGGGAATCGTTTACGAGCATGGCACAGCGGGCGTGCGATCTCGACGAGTGCATCTATGAGCATTCGCTGCACACCATGCTTTGTCACGCGGTTAAGAACGGCTCGTTTGAGCGGAAGTGTGAGGGACGTGGGCACGCGACGTTATACAGGCGCGTTGCGGGCGTAGAAACGCGAATAACAAATAACCCGCGTACAGTGCGGCATAGAGTTCAAAAGAGCGCACGCAAGGTAACACAGCAGGATTGGTAATGCCTAGGCTAGCAAGCAAGAGTGAAGCTGAGACGATTCTCCTCTTTCAAGGCGCGAATGAAGTATACAGGCGCGGCATTAACTCATTGGCTGGTGTGTTTGAGTACGGTATTGAGGCCGAGCTGGCTTCAAAGCGTTTGCAAGAAGAAGGTTACAAAGCCCATGCAGTGTGGGTCGATGACAAGGGTATTTGTGTAGTAGGCATCCATGGTTGAGCTTTTAACGAAGCGCAAACGTTTGTGGGTTGGTCAACGTAAAGATGTTGATGTTGTGCGCGGAGAACCAATACGGCCTAGCGCACCCGTTGAATCTCGTTACGCGCAGGGCATTGACCAGCTAGTACGCGCAATGATGCATGACGTTCAACATCAGCTTACTCAATGGGATGATACGCCGGCGGCTGAGAAATACTTCGCGGAAGATGCAGGAATAACGGATGATGTACGCAAACGCTTTAAAGCCCTGTGGAAACGCTGGACTAAGTTGTTTGATGAGAAGGTTGAGGATCTGGTAGATGTTTTCGTTGACGGATCAAACAAAGCGAACTCAAGTTCAGTACATGCTTCCCTCAAGAAGTTATCTGGCGGGTTATCGCTCGGCACGCGGAAATTGGATTACGATTCCACACAGGTGCTTAAAGCTGCCGCAGCTGAGAACGTCGCGCTTATTAAGTCAATCCCTCAGCAGTATCTCGGGCGTGTAGAGGGCGCGGTTTATAGAAGCATTACGCATCCCGAGGGGCGCGATTATCTCGAACGTGAATTGAAGCGTACAAACCAGGTAACAGCGTCACGCGCACGCATGATAGCAGGCGATCAGACGCGCAAGGTTAACGCAGCATTGACAGCCGGGCGTATGCAGAAGGTCGGAGTCAAGAAATTTGAGTGGGTGCATGTTGCAAGTTCGCATCCCCGCGAGTTGCATGTCAAGTTGGATGGCAAGATATGCAAGTTTGACGACCCGCCGGTGATACAACGCAACCCAGAGATCCGCGGCTACCCCGCGCAGTTGATTAATTGTA